TGCCACTGCGACAGCGCATCGGCCACCAGCGCGTCGAGGGCGTCGCCTTCGGTGCGCACGCGGGCGCGGGCTTCGGTGGTGTCGGTGGGGTCTTCGGCTTTGGGGTCGTCTTCGGGGTCGGCGGTCGGTGCCGGGGTGCGGCGCCCATTGCCCTCACCCGGCGCGGCGGGCGCCGCGCCACCTTCTCCCGCCGATGCGGGCGAGGGTTGACCGCGCAGAACTTCCTCGCCGTCGTCCGGCTCGGGGATGCGCAGCTTCTTGCGCACGTAGCTCACCGGGATCGCCACGCCGGCGCTCGCCAACTTGGGCAGGTGCGCGGCCAGGGCTTGCAGGTCTTCCGGCTCGGCCACGTCGAAGACGAACTTCGGCACGCGGCGCGGGTCGGTGGCGCCCAAGTTCAGCGCGGCCAGCGGGTAGAGCAGGTCGCGCGTGATGGTGGCGGCCACCTGCCGCGCGTCGCTGCGCAAGATGTCGCGGCGCACTTCGTTGTGCACGATGCCCAGCGCCTGCGTGCCGGTGGCGCCCTCTTGCGTCGTCAACGTGCTGCCGAGCACCGCCTTGGAGATGCTGCGCTCCGCCCAGGAGATCATCGCGAGGAACGGCCCCTCGGTGCCGTCCGCGGCCTTCTGGAAGTCGATCGCCATGCCCTGCGGCATGATCCCCGCGGCGTTGTGGCCGAGGTTGACCACCGCGCGCAGCAGGGCGGACTTCTCCGCGTCGCTGGCGCCGGCGGGGTACTTGCCCACGCGCAGCGGCAGGCCGTAGATCTCCAGAAACTCCGCCAGGTCGCGCGTCGCGTAGTGCTTGAACAAGTACGGCCAGGCCAGCACGCGGTGCAACCCGGCGCGCGACAGATACCCGCTCTTGGCCTTGTGCTCGTGGACGATCCATCCGAAAGGCCACAGCGCCGCGCCGTCGGCGGAGTTGTCGCGCAGGCGCAGTTGCGTGCGCGTTGCGGCATCGACCTTGAACCACCGCTGCGGCCGCGCGGTGAGCTTGTGCGGGCGCCACTGCCGCCCGTCTTGCGCCCACTCGATCTCCACGCAGGCGTAGCCCTTGCCCACCGCGTCCATGATGTCGAGCAGCGCGTCCTCAAAGTCCTCGATGCCGGCCACCATCTCGCGCAGCGCGTCGGCCATGCTCTTCTCGGCGGCGCTGGGGTTGTGCGGCGCCATCACCTGCCACTCCACCGACAGCAGCGCCATGCGGCGCTTCTGCATCTCCGCGTACAGGTGCGCGTCGCGCTCTTCCATGTCCTCAAAGAGGTCGAGCTGGTCGTACAGCGTGCCGTACTCCGCCTCGGCCATGATGCGTGCCAGCCGCGCGGGCGTCAGGTTGCGCGACGGGTGGCCGGCGTACTCGCCATGCAGCGACGCCAGTTCCGGCTGCGCCGTCTGCTGCTCGCGCAGCACCGCGCGATCGAGCGGCTCGCCGTATTGGTCGAGGAGGGTGGACATGATGGCTACCTCACTGGTAGACGCCGGCGGCCTTGGCCCAGCGCCACACGTCGGGAAAGAAGAATTTCAGGGTTTCGCTGCAACCGAACTCCTCGCCGCTGCGTCCGACCAGGCCATTTCTGGCTCCTGGGCCGAGCCGCATGTAGACGCCAATCTCGACGCCGCCGGCGGCATCGGCGCCGCAGGTGGCGCACACGCCCCGCGCGATCGGATTGGCGTCTACGGCCACTGGGCGTCCGGCCGCGTGCCACGCCAACTGCGACGCGCTGCGCATCACGTCCCCAGCGCCAGAAAGTAGTCGGTCGAGGATGGTGGGCATGGTGCTACCTCACTTGCACGGCGCGGATGAACTCCGCGGCGACCTGCGGGACAATGGCGTTGCCGTAGGCGCGCAGTCGTCCCACGCGGCCGGGTATCCCATGAGCCAGCGGGAGAATGCCGGCGCCAACGAACCAAACTTTCCCGTCTTCTCCTTGATGGCATTCGCTAACGTCCCATAGACCTCGACGACCCTCTGGTTCAGCGGGACTCCTGTATCCCACTTGCGCGGCCTCATGCTCCCTCGCTGTCCGTCCCGCGCCATCGGCGTCGGCCACGAACCAAAGCCGCTCCCTTCGATGCGGCGCTCCAACAGCGCCAGCCGGAGCAACGGCCGCCCTGACGGTGTAACCAGCACCTTCGAGGTCGTCGCATACAAGATCGAGCCAGCCGTGCCTGATGGCGGACGAAACTTGCTCTCCAAAGAGCACGCCAGGCCGGCAGGCGTCAATGAGCGCGAACCAGTGATGCCACAGGTGCCGGTCGTCCGCGGTGCCTTTGCCCTTGCCGGCCGCGCTGAACGGCTGGCAAGGGCAGCTTCCGGTCCAGACTGCGGCGTCGTCCGGCACGCCGGCAAGACGCAGGGCAAGGCTCCACCCGCCGATGCCGGCAAAGAAGTGGCACTGTCGATAACCGCGCAGATCGTCTGGGCGCACGTCGGCGATAGAGCGCTCGTCGACGTCGCCGTCGGCAATGTGCCCCGCTGCGATGAGGTTGCGGAGCCACTGCGCTGCACAGGGATCGATCTCGTTGTAGTAGGCATGCCTCATGTCCCCAGCGCCAGAAAGTAGTCGTCCGTTGCCGCCTCCACCCACGGGCCGGAAGGCGGCGCCTGCTCCCAGCCGATGGCGTTGACCTCGCGGCTCATGGCGTACTGCGCGAGGAAAAGCGCGATCGCGGCGTCGCCGTGGCGGGTGGCGCGGCGGTCTTCGGCGCTGCGGGTCTTGGCGGGGACAAGCTTGGGCACACCGTTGATGACGGCAATCGCCCGCAGGTCGTCGCGGATGTCTGTGTCGCGCGGCAGGTCGACCAGCGTGGCGTCTTGCAGGCCGGCGCGCAGCTTGGGCATGTGCGCGACGTAGAAGCCGTCGTTGAGCTTGACCTGCTCCATCGTCGCCGAGCCGTAGCGCTGGGCGGCGTACTCGGCGAGCGCTGCACCGTTGCCGGTGGCATCCAGCGCGCCGGCGCGCAGGCGCGGCAGCCCGTCGGCCAGGGCGAAGAGAATCTGCTCCTGCGCGCGGAAGGGGCAGTTGCGCAGCTCGAGCACGACGCGCGTGCGGTTGATCACGTCGCGCCCTTGGGCGAGCACCCAGATCACGGTCAGGTCGGACACGCGGCCAAAGTCCAGCCCCACCGCGTGCACCTGCTCCACGTCGAGCGCATCCAGCACGGGGGCGAGTTCTTCGGCGATCTGTCCGGCCACGGCGTAGCGGCGCACGTCCTCCGGCAACTGGGCAAAGGCGTCGTCCCAGCGCCAGCGGATCAACGCCGGCAGCCGCACCGTGGGTACAGAGCGCTCGCCGGCGCTCGCGGCCTGTCCCCGAGCTAAATCGACCATCCGCGCCTCGATCAACGCCAGCGGCAGGTACGCCCCGGCGCTGGCGCTGGGCACGGCGTCGAGTTCCTCGGCGGCGTCGTCGCCGTAGTAGCGGTAAGCCTCGGCCACCCAGGCGTCTTCGTCGGCCTGCGTCCACGGCTTGCGCCGGCGGATGCAGACGCGGCGGTACAGCCCCTCGGCCACCGCGTCGCGGAAGGTGATGCGGTGCACCCGCGCCTGCTGCCCGCGCTTGCCGGCGCGGATGTCGGCGATCAGCTCGGCAAAGGGGTTTTCCACGCCGTCGTGCGTGCTGATGATCCGCACCCGGTTGCCCCACAGCAGCATGGCAAGCGCTGCCTTGAGCAGCGCGCCCAGGTCTTTGTGGAAAGCGGCTTCGTCGACAACGATGTCGCCCTGCTTGCCGCGCAGGTTGCTCGGGCGGCTGGTGAGCGCGACCACGCGGTGGCCAGACTGCGGGAACACCACCTCGAAGGTCTTGATGCTGCGGTCGTCGTCCGCCCACTCGCCCTCGCCGATCTCGCTCGCGGTGAGGGAAAAGGAGCGGCTCCACATCGCAACGGCCTCGATGTACTCGCGCGCCATGCTCTCGTTCGGGCCGACGTAGTACGTGTTGTGCCCGTCGGCCCGCGCCGCGTTGAGCGCGTTGTCGGCAGCCTCTGCCCAGGTGAGACCGATGCGCCGGCCCTTCTCCGCCACCTTCAGCGCCGCGGTGTCGGCCATCCATCGCTGCTGGTACGGCAGCAGCACCGGCGGCGGCGCGTCGGCGGTGGCCGACGGCATGGTGGCGAGGGGGTTCATGCCGCAATCCCCAAAATCGCCGCCCTGATCTGCGCAGCGGCGTCCTCGCTCAACCCGCCCTTGCGGGCGATCTTGTCGGCGCGGGCGGCGGCGGCTTCGGTCTTGGTGCGCACTTCCGCCGCCCACTTCTTCTGCGCCACGCTGGCGCGGGCGGACTCGCTGATCGTCTTGGCCAGACGCCCGAGCAGCTTGGCGCGCTCGGCGGGGTCGTCCTCGCTCGTCGCCTCGCGCAGATTGACCAACAGGTCGAACATCTCCGTCTGCACCATCGCCAGCACGGAGGCAGACAAATCCCCGGCGTCGTCCCGCGCGCCGGCGGCCAGCGCGCGGGCGGCCTCGGTCGCGTCCCTGATCGACTGCAGGCGCCGTTGCAGCTTCACGTCGTAGCGCTGCAGGCTGCTCTTGCCGATCTGCACGCCGCGCTCGGCCAGCAGCGCGGCCAGCGCCTCATAGCCGCCGTGCTCGCCACGCACCAGCAGCGCGTCCAGCCACTCGCGGATATCTCGCGGCATCGTGGCCACCTTTGCGCGGCGCCCCATCACCAGTACTTCCGCGGGCGCGCGATGCCCGGCTCGACGTCGACCGTGTACTCCACCACGTCAACGCCCGCACGCGTCAGTTGCGCATGCCACTGCGGCGCCGCGTCGCGCCCGTGGATCTGCACGAGCTTGCGGTCTTCGAGGTAGCTGAGCTCGCGCCGCAGCTCCACCAGCGTGACCGCGTGCGGCACGGCCGCCACCACGGACAGGATCAGCCCCTCGGTCGCGCCCAGCGGGCGCGCCTTGTCGAGCGTCAACAGAATCAGCCAGCGCAGGTGCTCGCGATGGCCCTTTTCGATGTCGATCATCACTTGCCCTCCATGCGCGCCACCATCTGGCTCAGCAACTCGATGCGCGCGAACAGCGCGTCCAGCTTGGCCTGCGTGACCGTGTGGTCGCGGATTGCGTCCTCGCGGCGGACGTACTCGCGCAGCATCTCGACCTTGATGTCGGCCTGGCCGCGTTCCAGCGAGCGCAGTTGCGCCTCGATCTCCAGCGCCCGCGCGTCCCAGCGGCGCGCGGCCTCCTTGGCGGCTTCTTCTTGCGCGGAAAACTTCTCGTCCAGCCGCGTCTCGAACTGCCGCACAAACGCGCCCAGCAGCGTGTGCCCGATCTTGAGCATCACGCCCGACAGCGCCGCGACAAAGGCCCCGGCCACGCCGAGAAACTGCCAGAAATCGATTTGCAGCTGCATGACTACCCGCCTATGCCTCTCTGATCGGCAGCAACCCCGCCAGCACCAGCACGCGCCCGCTCGAAAGCGTTGCCGCGCAGCGCAGCCGGTAGGTGTTGCCGGTGATGCCGGCCGCGACGCGCTGCTGCACGTCCTGCGCGGCGATCGCTGCGGCGCCGTCGAGCATGGCGGCGGCGGCGCCGTCAGTGCCCAGCGCCGCGGCGCAGGTGACGGCCGCGCCGGAGATGGTCTCTCCCGGCTCGATGTCGGCCGCGTAGTCGAACCGCAGCACGATCACCTCAGCGGCGTCTTTCGGCAGCAGCAAAGTCATTGCAGCCCCCAGCGCACGCGCGCGGCGCGGCGCGACTCGACCACCCAGCGCCGGCCGGTGGCGGCAACGCGGTGGGCGCGCAGCTGGATCGTGTCCACCGGCCCCTGCGCCAGCTGCCCGACCGCGAGCGCAGATGCCAGCGCGGCACCGCTCAGCGCCACGTCAACCACCAGCGCGCCCTGGGCCACGGCGCCGGCCAGCGCCGCTGCGGTGAGCGGCACGGCCAGCGTGAGCACGCCGGCCGCCGTGGCGCCACCCGACGCAGCGCCCGCGAGGCTAGATGCGCCGGACGCAGACAGATTGCCCGCCGCCTGCGCGGCCGCAGCCGCATTGCCGCTCAGCCGCACCTGCAGCGTGAGTGTGGCAGCGGCCTGCGCGGCTGCCGCCGCGCCGCCATCCAGAGCAACGGTGCCGGCAGTGGTGATGCCAGCCGCAGCAGCGGCTTGGCCCACCGCGGCGCCAGCGAGCACCACCTGCACGGACAGCGCTCCGCCAGCCTGCGCCGCTACCGTAGCAGCGCCCGCCAGCGATGCGCCTTGGGTGACGGTGAGCGACCCGGACGCCGCGCCAGCCACAGCCGCGGCGCCATTGAGGCGTGCCGCCTTGGTGAGCGATGCCTGGGCGGTAGCAGATGCGCTGGCGGCCACAGCGAGCAGCGCCTGCTTGAGCAGCGTAGCAGCCCCAGCGCCGGCGAGCACAGCGCTACCGGCCAGCGGCACCAGCGCGGTGACTGTGCCGTCCGCCGTGGCCCGGCCGATTGCGGCGCCGAGCAGCTCGACGATGACGCCACCGCCACCCGCCGATAGCCTGATCTGCTTGGCTGCGACCGTCCGCAGCTTGAGCGCGACAGCCATCAGTCACCCCAGCGGAACCGCACCGTAGCGCCAGCCTCGTCGCCGTCCTTGATGCACACGGCGTAGTGGTCTGCGGTGTTGTCGTAGCCGACGAGCGCCACCGTGCCGCCCGCCGCCGTGGTGCCTGTTGCCACCAGCTCTCCAGTGTCGGCACGGTGGGCGTTGACCGCGAGGCCGCTGCCGTCGCCGCCGAGGTAATCGTCCACGTCGATCGTGGTGGTGTAGCTGTAGTCGTGCCAGCAGCACCACAGGCCGGCATTCGTGCCGCGCGATGTCCCGTTGCCGTCGACTGCTCCCGGCAGGCTGCCGGCCACGAAGTCCAGCCCACCCGCTGGCGACCCCTTGTAGCGAAGGACGATTTCGCTTGCGTCCACGCAGGTTGGGCGTGCGCCGATAACGGCATCCAGCCCAAGCGGCGGATACGGCAGTCTGGCGTAGCCGAGATTCGCGCCGCGCCTGATCCGCAAACGCGAGGCGCAAAAAGTGTCGGGACTGTTGTCCACCATTTGCAGGCCAACCCCGTCGAGGTAATAAGCCTGCTCCGGGATGTGCGCTCGCGCGGTCACTGCCACCGATCCGGCGTCGACACCGAACGCCTGCGTGGTCAGCACGGGAAAATAGGCCGCGCTCTCGGAGCGCCCAGCCGTCACGTCGTAGGCAAACGTGACAATGAAGTCGCCGTGCAACCCGCCGCCGTTGACCGGCGTGGTGTCGTAGCGCGTCGTCACCGACATCGTGTTGACGCCGCGCGCCAGAGTCAGGCCGGCGCCCGCGATGCCGCCGGCGTCGAAGCGATGCATGACCGTCACCGGCCCGGCTGTCGCGTCCGGCGGCACGGAGTAGCTGCGCGCCGCCGCGCCGCCGCACTGCAAGATCAGCGACCCCGGATCAGCCGACTGATACCCGTAAATCTGCACGCCGGCGCGGATCAGCGATGGGTTAAGCCCCTGCACCTGGAATTGCAGCGTCGCCACGCCTTGATCGGCGGCAGTCGGCCCCGCCGTGTCGGACAAGGTTTGCAAGTAGCGCTTCGTGATCGCGCGGCGCGTCGTCCCAGAAACCGTGTAGCTGTAGGTTACGGCGATGTAGCCGCCGAGGTGCGCGAACACTGCGCCGGCGGTGTTTGTCGTGCGGGCTTGCAGGTTGTGCGCCGAGCCGGCCGCAAGGTCGCTGCGATCCCACACGATGCGGGCAAATGCGTCGCTGTTGTTGGCCGCGTCGAAACTGGCGATGGTCGTCTCGCCTTCGCCATCGATGGCCAGCGCGAGCGCGTAGTCTGCTGTGCCTGCTTCTGCCGTGTTTGCGACCAGCACGAGATACACGTCACGGATCGTAATGCCCGCTTCCGGCAGGATTCCTCCAGCGCCGGTCAACTGCGGGATTACGTTCGACCCGCCGATGTTGGAGAGCGTCGTAGTCAGCGTACCGTCGATGCTTTCGATGGGCAGATACACCGTGCTCATCTGTACCGCGTCGGCATCGTCTGCGGTGTAGGTGATGAGCAGTTCTGACGAAACGCTGGCGATAAAGAGCGCCCCAACGGCTGCGCGGTGCACAAAACTTAGCCGCGCGTGTAGCGTCGTGGATGTCCCGCTCGCCCCAAGCGAGTCACTCAGAAGCGAGGTGACGTCGAAATCCCACAAATAGCCCGACGATTCCGCTGCCGTCCATTGGTTTACAGTCGCCCAGCGGGTCGCAATGTCCGCAAGCGCGGCGCCGCCGAACTGCGCCGCGACTCGCAGGCTATCGATGGCAAGCAAGCTGCTGGTCTGCATCCACACCCGCAGCGCCGCGCTGCGGATCACGCGCCCCGTGGTTTCGGTGATTGTGACCGGGACCGCAACCGCAAGCGGGCGCACAATGCCGAGACTAGCGGCTGCCAGGGCGCCGGCCGTGGTCGCCGTCGTCGCCAAGCGACGACGCACGTAGTACCAAGGCCCGTCGGTCTCCCCGTTAACCCGCGTCGGCGCCCACCCGGTCAGCGCCTCGGCGGACCAAATCGCGGTCGCGTTGTTCGCCAACGTCGACGTACCACCCGGGACAAACGTTACCCATTCGGCGCCGTTCCAATAGTCCCAGGCCGACGTGCCGCCCGAAGGAGTTGTGCCTGTGCTCGAAAACGCCTCGAACGGCACCGCCGAACCGAAGTAAATCGCGCTGCCCGCCGTCGTCGCCAGCGGAACGTCGCTCGCGGTCGCGTTGTTGATGTCGCTTGTCTCGTTGACCCAAACGCCAGCGCCGTTTTCGGTCCAGCACTTGCCGACGCCAAAGTCCGCGCTATGCGTCTGCCCGGCGTAGCTGACTGTCTTGGTGCGGATGGTCATTGGCGGCGGCTATCTAAGACCCCGTGGCCTACTGCAACGTGACGGTCAGCGCGCCGGCGGCAAAGCTCACGCTGTCGCCGGAGTTGATGGTCTTGCTCACGGTCAGCGCCGCGCACACCCACACGTTGCCGCCGGATGCCGCATCGACCAGACCCCAATGCGTCACGGTGCCCCAGCCGGCCGACGGCGTGGCAAAGGTGATCGTGGCGTTGTTGCTGGTCTGCCCGCCGGTGCCGGTGCTGGCGGTGGTGCTGCCTGCGCTCTGGGTGCCGGCAAAGTTGGCGAGGCTGGCCGTCACGCTCGGGCGCGCGTAGCTGCCGCCAGTGACCTCGGTACCGCCGCCGGTGTCGCTGCACGCGGTGGTGTACAGCGCCACGTGCCACGTAGCCGGGGCGCCCAGCGCCTGGCCGCGGAACAGGGCATCGACTATGCGGTTTTCTGCGGTGTCGGTGAGGGCTTGCGCGCGCGCCGCGGGGGCGGCGGCAATGGCCGCGACCGCCAAGGCGCAGACGACAAAGATGCGCCACGCGGTGCGCGCGGCGCGGGTGCCAAAGAGGGCATCGAACATGGTGGGGTTACTCCGTGGTGGGGGTTGAAACGGATGGCCCGCCGGCGCCGGCAGAGCGGCTGTCTACGGGCCACGCATCGAGGCAGAGCCTCAATTCGTCGGCGTGGCGGTCAGCCGCGGTTGCGAACTCTTCCGCCAGTCGATCAGCTTCTCCGAGTAGCTGCCGCTCTGTGGCGGCGGCTCGATCGCAGGTTTGTCCGGCAGGCGCGGGCACGCCAAGACGGGCGCCGGGGTCGGCGCCGTCGAAGCGCAGCCGAGTTGCAGCGAGATCAACGTCGCGGCGGCGGGCCGCAGCCAGATGGGTTGCATAGCTGTCCCTCGCTTTGGCGGACTGCGCCGCCCACTGTGATTCGGTACCGCGCGCGGCCAGGTGCGCTTGCAGCAGCCGCTCGCCGGCGGCACGCTCCACCGCCGCGGCGCGCGCATCGGCCTGCGCGGCCTTGCGATCCGCACTGGCTACGCGCAGCTCCTGCCAGCCGAGCAGCGCCAGCACCGCGGACACGGCCACACCGGCGCCGATCCAGCGCCAGCGGGTGGAGCCTGCGGCGGCAGCCAGCGCGGGCAGCATCACTCGCCCTCCTTGCGCCATTGCAGCCGCGCGGTGGTCAAGACGCGCAGGTACAGGTTCGCGAGCGTGATGCCCGCCGCCACCCACGGCCAAACACCGGGCGGGAAGAGCGGCGCCAGCACACCCAGCGCCTGCGCCGTGGCATCGGCCACCAGCGCGGCCAGCGCCAGAAGGTTGAGCCACAGCGTGCGGCTGCGGTACCAGGGCTTTACGGCGCTCATGCGGCACCCCCGTCGCCAAACACCTGCATGGCCTTGACCGTCATCGCGGCGCGATGGTCGAGGCCAACCGTGCCGCCGTTGACGGCGCGCGTGATGGCGGTGATGTCGGACAGCGCATCGAGCTGATGCGTAGCCCAGAACCAGCCGGCAGAGTCCGCCGCGAGGTGCCAGTCCTGCGCAATGCGGTCGGGGTTGGTGATCACGTCGTAGCCGGCGGCCACGGCGTACTGCGAGTAGTTGGCCCGCCCGGTCAGTTGCAGCAGGCCGCGCCCGCGGTACTGCCAGCCGTCGTTGGACTCCGGCCCGCCGTTGCCGAGGCGGTTGGCGTAGACCCGGTTGGCCAGCAGGCGCGGCTTGCGGGCGTACTGCTCGGCATCCGCCAGGCCGGTGAAGCGCCGCGGCCACACGGCCAGCATGCGCTCCGCGCTGTAGGAGAGGTCTTCTTCGAGGCGCGAGAAGTGCCGCGACTCGTGGCAGCACTGCGCGACGAACTGCGGGACGCGCTGGATTTTCCAGCGGGCGACGGCCTGCGCCAGAAGCGGCGCCCACACGGCGGCGCGCAGCGGGTTGATGTCGCAAGCGGCGGCGAGTTGCTCGGGCGTCATGGCCGGCACTGTGCCGGCCTATCGCGCCCGCGTCTTTGGAAAACGTTTTACAAAGACGCCAGGGGCCGCGCGCGCGCAGCATCGTCGCTGCTGCGACGATGAGGGTCAGCGGTGCGCGAGTCAGTTGCGGGCGTTGAAGTTGTCCACGAGGACGACGACACCGTTGGTGAACATCACCTCGCGCTCGCGCGTGGTGCGGTCGAACCAGTACCAGCGCTCTCATAACGCTTGACACGACGAAAAATCACGTTTACAGTCCTGTTCAGTTTCCACTAAACGCTAACGCTACGCCATGAACCGGCAAGACGCTAGGGGAATTTTCGACAGGGCGGGAATCTCGATCTCGTCGTGGGCGCGTTCGCACGGATTCTCCCGCGTGATGGTTCATCACGTGCTTAGCGGGAAGGTGAAGGGGCGCCGCGGCGAGGCTCACCACATCGCCGTCGCGCTAGGCATCAAGGACGGCGTTCCGGGAGGCAAGCCCAGCGACTACGCGAAGCTCGCCAAGCGATCCAAATCGAGGAAGGCCAAATGAGCGCAGCAAGGAAGGCATCGCAAACCACGAAGAAGCGGTAAATCCCCACGCCGCGGGGATTTTCAGGCATCACGCACAAGCAAAAACAAACACTTGCAGAAAAATTTCCTTTCGCGGTGGGGATTCAGAGGGTTCCATGTCACGCAAAAAGAACGACGACAACAATAGCGCGCTGCTCAAGTGCGCGGCGGTTTTCGACTTTCTTGCCGGCCAGGGGCGTGACGGCGCGCGGCCAACGGACATTGCCGCCGCGCTGGCGGTAAGCCCGTCGTGGGTGAGCGTGAACCTTCCGGCGCTCGAAGAGATTGGTTGGCTGGAAAGGATGGAAGAGACGAGCCGCTGGCGGCTCGGACGCAGGTTTGCGCAGGTGGCTGCGCAGGAAGTGGCGGAACTCAAGAAGGCGGAGAACCGCATCAGCGAAGACCTTAACCGTTGGACGAGAGGATGAACATGGAAGGCAAAAAACGCGGCCGTCCGGCATTGCCGGCGCCACAGAAGAGCGCGGTGGAATTCACCGACGAAGGCGAGGCCGCCCTGGCCGCGCGCGACACGATGCACGCGGTGGACTCTGAACGAGAGGCGCTTTTCGAGGTGGTCAGTCGCGTGTCGTCTGCTGCTACGTCTGCCTACTTCAAGAGCGTCGCGACCGGCGCTGAGATCGGCGCGATCAAGCAGATCAAGGATAGCGGCAAGTACAAGAGGCTGGTTGGCGAGTACCCGCGCGGCGATGGTCTGCCGCCGATGAAGCTTGACGGCACTTGGGAGACGTTTTGCAAGCAGGCCACAGGAAGAGGCGTCACCTACTGGGACGAGCGGTTTGCCGCCGTCGACGAAATTGGATTTGAGCTCGTGGAGCGACTGACTGCCGCCGGCTTTGGCACCAACAATTTCCGGACTCTGGCGGGTGTCGATGCGACCGAGATCGAACGGCTGAAGGAGATCGAAGACCCGCGCACGCTGCGCCGCATCGCGGTGGAGATCGCGGCGGACAACAAGGCGAAGGAGCGGATCGCGGACGAGCAGCGCGACCGGGCCGACAAGGAGTCCGCCAAGGCGGACGCGATGGCCGAGAAGAACAAGGCGCTCAGCGACGAACTCGCCGCGGTGAAGAAGCGCCGCAACGCGATGTCCGAGGAAGAGTTGGCCGCGCACGACATGTGCCAGGAGCACGGCGAGTACTCCAGCGCCGTCAACGCGGCGGTGATGAAGATGGACGCGCTGTGGACGCGCGCGGTGGAGTCCGGCGCGGTGAACAAGCCCCAGACCTACGACAGCCTGCGCCGCGACGTGGCGCTGGCCAAGATGGCGCTGGACGCGATGGTGGAGCGCCACGAGATCGACCTCACGCTTGAGCAGCCGCCGGAAGACATCTTCGCAGCCGGCTCGGCGCCTACGTCCAGCGCGATTAACTGAGGGGGGCGCGATGGTCACGATCGAGAACAAGTGGCAGGCGGTTGTCTCTGCTATGGACGCGAGCGGTTTGCCGACGGTCGGCCCGCTGGTGGCGCTGATGCGCAGCATGTTCTACGCGGGGTTTTCTGCGGCGCTAGCGACGAACGACGAGATCGCGAAGATGCCCGTAGACGACGCCGTCGCCTCGCTGGCCGGCCTGCACCGCGAGTGCATGACCTACGCGGCGATGCAGATGCCCGCGGCAAGCCGCTCCGTCAACTGATCCGCTGCCCAATGAACCCAACGCAGATGCAAGCCGCTGTCGATCTGTGCCGCCAGTTGTCCGTCTCGCCGCATGGCGAGCGGGGGCCGCTGAAGGCGGCGGCGTGCGAGCGGCTTGGCGTGTCTCTGCAAACGCTGCACCGGATGCTGGACCGCGCAGGCTACAAGACGGGCCGCCACGCGCGCAGCGACAAGGGCAGCACGGCGGCCGGCCTGGACGATCTGAAGGTGGTGTCCGGCCTGGTGGCGAGCACGATGCGCAAGAACGGCCGCCGCGGGCTGAGCCTCGATGCAGCGGTGCAGATTCTGCGGGCCGACGGCAAGCTGGGCTGCGATCTGTCGCCGGCGCAACTGTCGCGCTTGCTGTGGACGCAGGGGATGCACCCGACGCAGATGGCGCAGCAGAAGGCGGCGATGCCGCAACGCACGCTGCACCCGAACCACATCTGGCAGGGCGACGCGTCGATCTGCCGCCTGTACTACCTCTCAAACGGGCGGCTGGGGTACATGACGGACGCGGAGTTCAACCGCAACAAGCCCAAGGCGTTCGAGCGCATTGCCAAGGACAGGCTGGTCAGATACGTGTGGGAAGACCACTACACGGGGTCTTTCCGCCTGCGGTACTACCTGGGCAGCGAGACTGCGGACAACCTTGCGGATTCTTTCATCCACGCGGTGTCGCGCGAGCGCGGCGGGATGATGCACGGGGTGCCGGCCAACGTGATGCTCGACCCCGGTGCTGCGAACACTGCGGGCCAGACGCGCAACCTGTTTGAGCGGCTGAATACGCCGATGCTCGTCAACGAGGTGATGAGTCCGCGCAGCAAGGGCGGGGTGGAGAGCGCGCAGGCAATCATCGAGCGCGGCTTTGAGGCGCGCATCGTGGCGCGCGGCATCTCGTCGCTGGACGAGCTCAACGACCTGGCGCAGCGCTGGTGCGAGTGGTTCTGCGCGACTGCTGTGCACACGCGGTACGGTAAGGCGCGCACGGATCTGTGGTTGACGATCCGCCCGGAGCAGTTGCGCCTGGCGCCGGCGATGGATGTGCTGCGCGATCTTGTGTCTACGCACCCTGAGCCGCGCGAGGTGTCTGGCCTGCTGGCGATCAGCTA